ACGGCACCATCATCATCGCGTCGGGCGGCGTCTCCACGCGCTCGGCGTGCCACGTGCTCGGGCCGTCGCGCACGATGGCGACGCGGCTACCCGTCATGTGTAGGTTCACCTGACGCACGACGGACCTTCGCGGTGCCCACTCCGTGCGTCCGCAGTCGGCGATGACGAACCCGCTGCGAATCCTGCCAGTGGCCTCGTTCACCAGCGCCGCTCCGTTGTCCGCCGAATGGAAGGTGACCGCCGCGCTCGTGCCGAAGTTGTTCACGCACGCGAACGACACGCCCTTCTTCAACGTGCCGACGCGGGTGCGGGAGAACTCGGCGTCGAAGTTGCCGCGCTTGAGCGCACGGTCAAGTCCCTCGTCCGTCTCGCCGCCGTCGAACACGAACCCGTCGAAGCGGACGTGGTTGGCGAGCGCCTTCACGGCCTTGCGCGCCCAGTCGCACGACAAATCGACGTGTACGCGCTCTCTCGCCTCGGGCGGCAGGATGTCGATGCCGATGTCCTTCGCCATGACGTCGCCCTCGTAGTACGCCTCGATGGCGTCGTTTCGACCGCGCGTCGTGCGGTACACGTGCAGCAGCGCGTCCAGCTCCTCGACCTCGGATGCCGTCAGTCCGCCCGCCTTGGTGATTCCAGCTAGGTCCATCATGGCGACCTCCCTACAGGTTAATCATCATCTCTTCCGCTGGCTCGCGGCGAATCTGCAACGCACCCCAATGGGCGAACGCCAATGCGTCAACCAGCGTCGCGTTCGCTCGGTCGTTGCTCTGGAAGCCGTAGCCTCCCGCCGTGCCTATGCGACGCCTGTTGCACTCGCACACGCTCTCGTCGGTCGATTCGTCATCTACGTGCGTGACGGCGTGCGCCCTAGTCGCGTTGACGAATCCCGTGTACGCCTCGACCGCCTGCGCGGTGTTCGGTCGCACGATCATCTCTTCGGGCACGCCCGCGTCCATAAGCTCGTTCTCAAGCGTCTTCGCGTTGCTCTGGCCGTCGATGATGATTGATTCGGCGCAATCGACCACGCCGAGCAGCCATTCGACGAACCTGCCCACGCCGCCACGACAACTGATTTCCTGCGCAAGCTCGACGTGCGGTATGCCGTCTCCGTCATCGACGCACACGGCGATAGCGCCCATGCGGGCGTCGGGGTCGAACTTGACCGCGTAGACCAGACGCCCATCGTCTGGCGCCACGTCCACCTTGCACTTCGACCAGTCGCTCGCGGATATCGGATGCGCCGCCAACGTCGCCGCGCCCCACCATCCCAGATGCTCTTGGGCGAACGTCTCTGGCGACATGCCCCTCGCGTCCTTGCGGAGCGCCGATATCAACAGCTGATATCCTAGCGACGGGTTGTACTCGTACCACCTGTCCTCGTCCAGCGGGTCGCCCACCTCGTGAGCGCCCCATTCGTGGATGCACAGACCCTCGTACGGGTCCGTGTGGGCGAAGTTGCGCAGACGGCTGAACACGACGCCCTTGTACGGCTTCGCGGGGTCTGGGACCGTGCCCATGAGAATCGTCTGCGGGCTTCCCAGCGGTGCCGCCGAGTTGAGCGGTGACAGCGCCGCGTCCTGTTCCTCGGTGTAGCTCTGGGCCTCGTCCACCACGACCAGATCGAACGTGCCGCCACGTCCGACGTCGCCGCTTGAGCCGCGCGTGCGAAACTCGATGTGACCGCCGTTCTTGAGGTCGAGAATCATCTGGTTGGCGCTGGTCGTGTACTTCTCGACCAGTCTGTTCAGCTCGGGGAACTTCGCGTCTGGGTCGTTCTTTCGGTTGCCGAACTTCGCGCGCAGACGGTCGAATCCGACGCGGCTGGTCTGGTACTCCTGTGCGGTGTGCAGGATGCGCTCGCCGCGTATGATGAGTCCCCACGTCTCGCGCGGGTCAACCACGCCAGTGTTGTGCGTCGCCGTGTACTGCCGCCCAGCCAGATACAGGTGGCTGTCGTTGTCGATGGCGATGCACTTGCTCGGCACGTTTTCGATGCGCTCGATGCTGGCTATGGCCTTATACGTCGTTCGGTTGGCGATGCTGTCCTTCAGGCGTTCCCTCTTGCGCTCCGTCCTGAAGCACGGATGCGCCGAGTCAGTGAAGAACGTGATACGGTACACCGTGCCCGCTGGCTTGCCGTTGCATGTGGCCTGCTTCGGGTACATGCGTGCCTTGATGCCCAGACTCGCGCACAGCTCAAGAATCTGCTCGCTGAGACGGCGGCGCTTCTGCGTGATTTCGCACTGTCCCGCCTTCGAGCAGTAGCCGTCCGTGTCCATGAGGCCATGCAAAAGCGCCCACCGTTGTTCGATGGACGCTATCATGTACTGCTCTGGGATGTGCTTGTTCTCGATGACGCCGAGTGCCTTCAGGCGCTTATAGAAGGAGTCGTTGTCGTTGGGGCCGTTGGTTCTTCGCCCAATCCTGAAGCACGGCGCTCGTCCCTTGGAGTTCAGGCGTTCCAGACGCTCGCCGCACTCCTCCATGAGCCGCGTCATCGCGTCCACATCATGGTTGCCGATTGTGATGTTCGCGTTCTTGCTCGTGCCGTTGCCCAACCACGCGCCCAGCAGGTACGGATGCACTGGTAGGTCGCGCTCTGGGTACTCGACGGCTGCGTTCATCGGTACGCGGTATCGGTACTCACGCCTTCCGCTGGTATGCGGCTTGACGTAATCGGCCAGCATGTCCTTCGTGGTCAGCTCGAACCACCCATCGCCGTGGTACTTGTGCTTGCGTCTGCACGTCACAGGCTTCGACTTGCGTCTGCACGTCGCTATCGAGTCGTGCGTCTGCACCGTCCACACGTGGTCTTCGCTCGCGTCAACCGTCGCGCCGTCATCGAACGTCACGCGGTACATCGGCTTGTGGAATATCTCGGATTCCAGCGTCACGCGCGAGGGCCTACCATCCTGCCCGAACACGTAATCGCCAACATGGATGTCGGCCATCCGCTTCCATCCATCAGGCGTCGGTATCTCGGTGTCCAGTGACAGGGCTTTGCCATTTTGCCTGGGAACCGGTAGTAGGCACGTCGCATTCAGCAGCGTCCCGTTCTCATCCATCGCAAGCCAGTCATCCAGTATCGCCCGCTGCCATGGATGGGGTCGCAGTCCGTACGCGCTCGCCAGCTCGAACGCGACGTTGCCCTGCGTCCGCGTGTAGTCCGCGCAGTAGCGGTACGTCGGTACCTGCTCTCCGACCCTAGGCATCTTCGGCCATCGTCATGATGCGGTTGAGCGGGTTGTCCGCTTCGGCGTCCTCTGCCGACATGAAGTCCTGCTCGCACTTCTCGACCAACGGCGCTAGAGAAAGCGTGTTCGCCTTCAGGTCACGCGCCGAATCCGTGCAGTCGAACATGCGCGCCAGCTTGACCGCCATCGCCTTTCGCGCGGCAGGGTAATCGTTATTGAGCAACGCGCTCTCGACGGGGCCAGCATCGGCCATCATGTCTATCTTCTTCCCTTGGCTCATGTCACTCCCCCTTCGGGTTCGACCAGTCGCGGCTGGTGTTGTGCGGCCCTGACGGCTTGCGCACCTTCTTGCGCTCGCCGCGTGCTATCGCCATGACTTCTTCGACGGTCTTGTTGCCGCGCCACAAGTTGCAGCAGCGATGGGTCGCGCCGAGGTTCGCGTAGTCAAGCGCACATGCCTCGGGCGACACGTAGCCGCCGAGCCAGTATTTGCTGACGGGTACCAGCTCATCCATCTCGAAGCTGTATGGATGAGGGAATCGCAGGTCATAGTCGATTCGCGCGGCGGACTTCTTGCCCATCGCAACACAAATCCAACAGGGCCTTGCTTCAGCTTTGAGCCTCGCTTGCAGCTTTCGCCGCTCCGAGCTGTGCTGCCATCGTGGTTCATGCGCCATTGACGCCTCCGCATCACCGCATCATGTGTAGGCATGCGAAAGGCCACCCCCGATGCGGTAGGGATGGCCTTCCATCTGCGTGATATGTGTTGCGGGTAGCTAGTCCGCGTATCACTGATGTGGGTCTACCTTGGTAAAACCTAGGTAATGAGAACACGTATGGTATGCACTCGGTATGCCGCGGCGTACGCAGCGGGGTCGAGCGGAGGAGG